ACAGCTTTTCAGTCAAGGCGGTAAATACATAACCATCGTAGAAGGCGAGTATGATGCGTTGGCTGCTTATCAGATGCAGGGTAGTAGGTGGCCTATAGTGTCCATTAGAAACGGTGCTCAGGCTGCTCTAAGGGATTGTAAGGAGAACTATGAGTTCCTTGATAGCTTTGATACCATCGTCATTGACTTTGATTCTGACGAGCCGGGTCAACAAGCAGCGAAGGAAGTAGCTGAGTTGTTCGGTGGTAAGTCTAAGATTATGCGCCATGACCCTGACTACAAGGATGCTTGTGACTACCTATCACATGGTAAGGTTCAGGAGTACAAAGATGCTTTCTGGAATGCTGACAAGTATGTCCCTGACGGTATTGTAGCCGGTGTTGATCTGTACGATGAAGTGATGAAGCCTGTGGAGAGAGCAGAGCTACTTTATCCTTTTCCTGGAATTAACGACATAACCTACGGAATTAGGAAAGGCGAGCTGATCACTGTAGCTGCCGGTAGCGGTGTTGGTAAGACTCAGTTCATTAAGGAGTTGATTTATAAGGCAATTAACACTGTCAGTGACAACATTGGTTTGCTCATGTTGGAAGAGGCTAACCACGCAACAGGAAGAGGTTTAATGTCATTGGCACTAAACAAACCAATGCACCTTGCTGATACAGAGTACACAGAGGAAGAGGCAAAGGAAGCCTTTACACAGACGCTAGGTTGTGGTAGAATATACCTGTTCAATCACTTTGGCTCTACAGCCATTGATAACATCGTGGCTAGGGTGCGATACATGGCTAAGGCACTAGACTGTAAATATATTGTCCTAGATCATGTGAGTATCGTGGTATCTGCTCAGGACAATGCAGATGAACGCAGAGCTATTGATGAGATCATGACTAAGCTCAGGATGCTAGTGAGCGAGACAGGGATTAGTTTGATAGTAGTCTCTCACCTACGCAGACCTGACGGTAAAGGGCATGAAGAAGGAGCTGCTACGTCACTCAGTCAGCTGCGAGGCAGTGCCAGTATTGCTCAGCTAAGTGATATTTGTATTGGTCTTGAGCGTGATGGGCAAGCAGAGGACGAGTTCGAAAGGAATACCACGTATCCTAGAGTGTTAAAGAACCGATTTAGCGGGGAGACTGGTAAGTGTGCAGGAATTCATTTTAATAAAGAGACTTGTAGAATGTCTGAAGTGAGAGAGGAAGCATTGTGAGATGTAAAGCCTGTAACATAAATCTAACAGACCAGGAAGCTGTGAAAAAAGACAAACAAACAGGAGAATTTCTTGACTTATGCCTTGGATGCCTGTATGGTAGTGAGGATGATGAAAGTGTTGATATAGAACACTATTACTTTGAACAGAAGGAGTGGGATAATGAAGACCCTGTATCTTGACATAGAAACAAACATAGCCCACGATACTATATGGTGCGTCAGTTACCTGATGGGCGATGATTGTGGAACTACGACAGACACCACATTCTTACAGTCTATGATTAATACAGCCGATAAAGTCTGTGGTCACAACATCATAGGCTTTGATGCTCCGGTGCTGTTCAATGTATGGGATGTAAGTATCCCACCGGAGAAGCTGTTGGACACTTTAGTCATGTCTAGGCTCTTTGACCCAAGCAAGACAGGCGGGCATAGCCTACAAGCTTGGGGAGAATTCCTGGGCTACCCTAAGATTGAGTTCACAGACTACGATGAACCTGCTGAAGGTGAGAGCTATGAGCGTTGGCAGTGTCGCATGGCAGGTTATTGTGAGCAGGACGTTATTGTCTTAAGTAAGCTCCACAAGCACCTTAAGAAGGAAATGGAGCGTATGAAGTTCTCTCCTTCGTCTGTGGAGATAGAGCACAAGGTAGCCATCATAACTAAACAGCAGGAAGTGAACGGCTTCAAACTGGACATTGAGAAGGCTACTGATCTCTACCAGACTGTAACGGCTCGTATGACAGAGATTGAGGAGACTCTCCAGGAAATATTCCCTCCTATCGTTGAAGAGCGTTGGTCAGAGAAGACAGGTAAAAGGCTTAAGGACAAGGTTACAGAGTTCAACGTAGGCTCCCGTATGCAGATCGCTGAGAGGCTACAGAGCATCGGTGTTAAGCTAACCAAGCGTACTGAGAAGACCGAGAAAGGCGGTGGTGGTAATCTGATTGTGGACGAGGATATACTGGCAGAGATTGATGCTGAAGAGGCTCAGTTGATTGCAGAGTATCTCATGTTGCAGAAAAGATCATCACAGGTTGATAGCTGGTTTAAGCACGTTAAGGATGATGGCAGGGTACACGGCAGGGTTATGACAAACGGTGCTGTTACAGGCCGTATGACACACTCTAACCCTAATATGGCTCAGATACCCGCCACCGGAAAACCCTACGGTAAGGAGTGCCGTGAGTGCTGGACAGTTGAGGAAGGTAACAAGTTAGTCGGTGCTGACGCTAGTGGTCTTGAGTTACGTATGTTGGCTCACTATATGCAGGATGAAGACTACACCAAGCAGATTCTGGAAGGCGATATACACACAGCAAACCAGAATGCAGCAGGTCTGTCAGAGCGCAATCAAGCTAAGACGTTCATCTATGCTTTCCTGTATGGTGCCGGTGCGGGCAAGATAGGCGAGATCGTTGGTGGTGGCTACAAGGAAGGTGCTAAGTTGATCGAGCAGTTCCTAAAGAACACTCCTGCTCTGGCTGCTCTGAAGGCTAAGGTGGCTAGGATAGCTAAGTGTGGCTCACTTCCTGGGTTGGACGGCAGGAGGCTCAGGGTGCGCTCTGAACACGCTGCACTAAACACCCTACTGCAAGGCGCAGGAGCTATCGTGATGAAGCAAGCACTAATTAGACTGGTTGAACATCTGGATGATACGTCTATCCCTTACAAGATAGTCTGTAATGTCCACGATGAATGGCAGATAGAAACACCTGAAGAATTTGCTGACACTGTTGGCAAGATGGCTGTAGACGCTATCAAACAGGCGGGCGTGGACTTAGAGCTACGTTGCCCTCTTGATGGTGCTTACCACGTAGGAGATAGTTGGGCAGAAACTCATTAAAACGCTTGACAAACCATAAAAGATGCTATATACTATATAGTGTAGGATGAAAAATTAACAGACAAACAGAGGAGAATCTCTATGTCAACACCTGTAACAATTCGCGCAAACATTATGTGGGCATACCTTAACAAGCAAAATCCACTGTCTAACAAGTATTCGGTAGACCTGACAAACCTGTCAGATGCCGCTACAAAGGCTCTTGAAGGTCTTGGCCTCAAGGTATCATTCAAAGAGGACAAGGGACATTACATTGTCTGTAAGTCTCGCAGACCAATTCAGGTTTACAACGCTGAAGGCGATGAAATTCCTGGTGATGTAGTCGGCAATGGCTCTAAAGCTAGGGCGGTAGTGGGCTTCTACGACTGGCAGTTTAGTGGTAAGTCCGGTAAAAGCCCCTCACTGGCTAAGTTGGTCATTGATGAGCTTGAAGTATATGAGGGTGAAACAGGCGCGGTTGAAGTGTCTGAAGAGGCTCTGTAATGGGTTTACAGGTAGCTACATTTTTAATCTTGTCTTTAACCTGTGTAGTAATATCAGTGTTGTCTTTGGCTTGCGAGTGGTATTTTGCATCACTCTACTCGCTAGTTATGGCTAATTTACTACACAGCTACGGTGCTTGGGAGTATAAGTAATGCTTCTAATTGACGGTGATATACTTGTCTACCGTGTCGGGTGGGCATCGGAAGATGAAGAGGTTGAAGTGGCTCTCCGCAACCTTGACAGCTTCACTTCCGGTGTCCTCTGCTTTGCCAGTGATGAGTTAGAGCCTTTCGAGATACACTTGTCAGGCTCTAGTGCTGATAATTTCAGACATGACTACGCAGTCACGGCTGAATACAAAGGAAACCGCAAGGAATCTAATAAACCTAAACACTATCAAGCAATCAGGGAGGCTCTAGTAAGTAAGTGGGGTGCTATTGTCTCTGAAGGACAGGAAGCTGACGATGCCATTGCTATTGCAGCTACTGAAATTCAGGCAGTAGCAAGCCCTGAGCCTGTTAGAGCTTTGATGTGTTCGGTGGATAAAGACTTCTATCAGATTCCTGGGAAGCACTACAACTTCGTAAAGCATGAGTTTATAACTGTAGACGCTGATGAAGCTATTATTAATTTCTACAAGCAGATACTCACAGGAGACAGAGTAGACAACATCATAGGCTTAAAAGGCATTGGTGATGTTAAGTCAGGAAAAATACTTAAAGCCTGTGAAGACGAGGCTACTCTGTTAGGAAGGGAGCGTTGCTTCTTTACTGCTTGTGTAAAGGCTTACATGGATAATGAAGGACTGGATAGCTACGGAGCTAAACAGCGTGTCATTGAGAACGCGAGACTACTTTGGCTGCGTAGAGAAGAAGATCAATTGTGGGCAGACCCCTACGAAAGAGAGGAGAGTTATTTTGCCTAGACGAAAAGCAAGGAAGGCTAGGCCACGTTACAACAGTAAACTGTATGACTCTGGTTTTGAAGAAACTCTACACAAAGGGATACTTAAGCGGTGGAAGTGTCATCCAGGAAAAGTGCCCTACGTTGTAGAGAAAAACTACATACCTGACTTCATACGAGAGATTGACGGTGTGCGTTACTTGTTGGAAGCCAAGGGAAGGTTCTGGGATCACGCAGAGTACAGTAAGTATGTCCACATTGCAAAGTGCCTACCTGAAGGAGTTGAGTTAATCTTTGTATTCCAAGACCCTGACAAACCTATGCCGGGAGCTAAGAAGAGAGCAGACGGTACAAAGTTAAGTCACGGGGAGTGGGCTACAAAGAGAGGCTTCAGGTGGTTCACTGAAAATACGTTACCGAGGAAATTTAAATGAGACAACGCTACGCAGAAGACAAAACACGGTGTTACGTTAAAGGCAAGAGAGTCAGATTAGGAAACCCTAAACATCCTTTCCATGCTTTCTATACTAAACATGGTATGGATGCTACTATTGATGCGATGGGTTTAGGAGGCGTTAAGTCAGTTCCAGGAATTGTGAAGGCTTCTGATACATTGTTTGAGACTGTTAAGGAAGGTGACGTTTACATTATGCGTAATCCTG